TCTTCAGACCCTAATATTACTTTCCTAAAGGGTGATGTATTAGACATGTCAACAGGCGATGTTCTGATTGACATTCCGTCTTCAAACAATGGTGGCGACTTGCGTGTAAGATTTGATGGTACTGTAAGTTCAGGCTTCACCATCAACATCAATACAACACTCAACTTTGATAATGGACTTGAGAAACCAAAAACTCTTGTTCAAAGATATATCAATTTTGTGGATGCGCCAAATACAGACATACTAAATCTATACACCTCTGACTGTTATAAAGTTATCGGTGTTTGGGATAGTGGCGATGCCAATAATCCTATTGACCCTGTAGATATTGGAACGTATACTGTAAACGATGATGGTGACTTGATTGACACCGATGGTGTTACTGTTGCTTATACAAATATCGCACAAAGATACACATTCAATACTGGTCAGACAGACAACTTATATAAGTATGGTTCACTGAAACTTGGTACTGGTGCAACTAAGCCAACTGGTCAAGTTACAGTTCTATTTGAATACTTTCAACACTCGAATGTCGCAGGTAACATCTCAGGTATGTTTACGGTTAACTCGTATGATGACATCGATTATGTTGACGTTCCTACTTATACAACAACTCGTGGTGCTAAAGTTGACTTGCGGGATTCGCTCGACTTCCGCCCACGACTAAGAGACGCAACAATTCCTGTGACTGCAGGAACTGCTCCTACACCTGACGTTTATACTGTTACTGCTAACGGTGCCAACGTCACAACATTTGATGAAGTTCAACAAGCACTTCTATCAATCCCAACTGGAACTGTTGAAACAGACTTCTCATATTTCTTGTCTCGTATCGACAGAATTTGCATTACACCAGATTTGGAACTAACAGTAATTAAAGGTAAGTCTGCACTTGACCCAGAAACTCCGGGTGACGTTGATGGTGCAATGACTATTTACTTCTTGTATGTTCCTGCATATACATTCTCATGTTCTGATATTGACCCTAAGTTCATTGAGAATAAAAGATTTACCATGAAGGACTTGGGCAACCTTGAGAAGCGTGTGTCAAAAGTCGAATTCTATACTGCACTATCACTACTTGAGAAGCAGGCTAAGGATTTGTCACTATTTGACGAAAATGGAAATATTATTCTCAAAACTGGTATTCTGATTGACCCATTTGAGGGTCACTCTATCGGTGACGTAGCCAACCCAGATTATGACTGTTCTATTGACTTTGCGAAATCTATCCTCAGACCTCCTTTCACAAGTCAACAAATCAGAATGGAATTTGATGCGTTAAATTCTACAGGTGTTATTAAAACTGGCGATGTGATTACGCTTCCTTATGAAAGTCGTAGACTTGTCAATCAACCTTTGACATCTAAGTCTATCAATGTTAACCCATATAACGTGGTTAACTTCTTGGGTAGTATTGACCTCAATCCACCAAGTGACAACTGGATTGACACTGAAACTCGTCCTGCACTAAACGTCAACCTTCAAGGTGAGAACGATGCATGGCGTGCTTTGATTGATGTTGCTAACGAAGGTATTCGTAGAAGTCCTCGTATTGCTAGACAGTACGGCTTTGGTACTCAGTGGAATGACTGGGAAACTACATGGACTGGTACTAAGAAAGTATCTTCTGAAACAACAACTGAAAATCGTTGGTATGAAACATCATTCCAATATTTCGTTCCTGGCAAGGGTCGCCCTATTCGTGGTAACGATGTTACCCGTGAGACTTTTGAAATCTCTAACACAGAGGTTCGTACAGGTATCAAATCAGAGTTTGTTCCAGAGACTATTACTAAAGATTTAGGTAACAGAATTCTAAGTGTTTCAATCGTGCCATACATTCGCCCAAGTGGTGTATTGTTTAAGGCAAGAGGATTGAAACCTAACACTAACGTATATCCATACTTTGATAAACAAGACGTATCACAATATGTTATCCCTTCACAAGAAGTGACTGTGGGTGCATTCGTTGGAGACTTGTTTGAAGACTACGAAACTATTGAAGCGTATCTAGTAGACGGTAACAATCAGCAAGTTGGTGATACACTAGCAAGCGCAGTTATCGTATCTGGTTTCTTTGCAAACCCAGACCAACTTAGATATGTAAATGTTCAAAAGATTTCTTCAACATTCACAGGTACTGGTTTAGAAGCATTTGACCCAACACAACATCCACTTGTTGTGAACGGCACTTACTTGCTAAAAATCAGAGGCACAAACGCAACCAAGTTTGATGCGATTACAGGTGTAACTTCAGCAAGAACACAACCTACTGTAACAGTTATCTCTGCTTCTAATAAAGCATTCGGAGATAGTCTAATTACAGATAGTCGTGGTCGTGTAGATGGTGTATTCAGTATCCCTAACAACGACACAATCAAGTTTAGAACTGGTGAACGTCAATTCAGATTGAGTGATGTTTCTGGTACTGCAAAACTTGATAATTCACAGACTAACGCAGACGCAGTATATACTGCTTCAGGTGTTAAACAAGTACAGCAAGGTCTGACAGTATCAACTCGTGTACCTAGTATTTCGAGAACTTCTGTTAGAGAAGAAAGAACAACTACAGATGTTGTGACCCGTGAAACTCGTGGTCCATCTCGTATCGTTGGTTGGTATGACCCACTTGCAGAAACATTCTTGGTTGACCCAGTTAGATACCCAGACGGCATTATGCTATCTGCATGTGATTTGTTCTTTAAGACAAAAGATGAAAATCTACCTGTCTCTGTTCAAATTAGACCTACATCAAACGGTTATCCATCGTCTAACACAGTGGTACCATTTGGTCAAGTTGATATTGACCCAGAGAATGTTGTTCTGCCAACTAACGTAACAGATAACGCAAGCATTATTAATGCACCAACTCGTGCGACATTCCCATCACCAGTGTTCCTAGAGCCTGGCGAATATGCTATCGTTGTTCTTACAAACTCATTGAACTATGAGACATACATCTCAGAAATGGGACAGAACATTCTTGGTTCTTCACAGAGAATTACAAAACAGCCATATAACGGTTCGTTGTTCAAATCACAGAACTCTTCAACATGGTCTGCATATCAGTATGAAGACTTGATGTTTAGATTGTATCGTTGTGAGTTTGACACTTCGGCAACAGGTTACGCAACATTTAAGTCAGAAGCGGCTTCAGAGACAACTGGATTTAACTTATTCCAGTCACAGGTTTCTGTACTGAATGAAACATCTAAGACAGATGTTGAGTTTGGTTATAAAGCAACTGATAGTGTAACTGGACAGCAAGATGGCACATGGATTGGTCACGTTGAAAACCAGAACATCTATCTACCGAGAGAAAAATTTGTAGATACGACTGCTGGACGTTTCCAACTACAAGGTGCAATGCGCTCCACATCATCAACAATTTCACCACTCATTGATACGAATGGTATGGCGATGATTGCAGTTGGTAACTACATTAACAATGCAGACTTGACAAACGAAGACTTCTTGGTAGTATCACCAGGTTCTGGATTTGACCCTGCGGCTCCGCCTTCAACAACAAACGGTAACATCACTATCTCTGGTGGCGGTGGTGCTGGTGTAGTTGCTCAGGCAGTTGTAGAGAGTGACGGTACTATCTCTGGAATCAACGTACTATCGGGTGGTGCTGGTTATGTTGAGACAGCGACAATTAGTGTAACTGCTGGAGCAGGTCAGACTGCACCAGATATTAGAATGGGTGGCGAAACAAATGCTCGTGGCGGTAACGCACTTGCTCGTTATATTACTCGCCGTGTAACTCTAGCATCTGATACAGAGTCCGACCAAGTTCAAGTATTCTTGAATGCATATCGTCCTCGTGACACTCGCATCGAAGTTTACTACAAAGTATTGAATTCTTCAGACCAGACAGATTTTGACGATAGACCATATGTTCGCATGGAGCAAGATACAACTTCTGCAAGTGTATTCTCAGTCACAGAAAAAGATATCAGAGAGTTGAGATATATTCCTGCACCAAATGTACTTGATGCTGACAATATGAGAACTACTGCATACGCAGATAGTAATGGTACTCTATATACAACTTACAACACATTTGCGATTAAGATTTGTTTCTTCTCAACTACAACTCAGAAAGTTCCATTCGCTTCTGACTTGCGCATTATGACAGGTAAGAAATAATGTCTATCGCACCGCTTAGAAGGGATGACTACAATGGAAATAAAAGAGAAATTGTTCCAGTTAATGGAGAAAGTAAAATCGTGCGTGATAAATATAGTAAAGCACTTTTACTCAATGACATTGCTCTTGTGCATGAGCATCAAAGACGCAGTAAAGAACGCATTGAACAAAATCAAGCGAAAGAAAAACTAGAAGAACTAGAAAATTCGGTCGTTAGTTTGAAAGAAGATGTTTTAGAAATTAAGCAAATGTTAAAAGCATTTGTCAACAAATAAACGGGAAGTAGAAAGAGATGCCAATCCAAACAATTACTACAAACGACCAGTTTAGCGACTGGTTTAATGTGACAAACGAACTTGTCACAACCGTTAATGCACTTGACACTGCTGTTGGTGATAGAGGACTACTAACAACCAACGCAAGCGTAATCGTAAGTGCGATTAACGAAATTGCCGGTCAAACAATCGACCAAGTTCAGAACCCAACACTCGCAGGTTCACAATATGTGAAAATTCCTTCGGGTCCAACTTCTGCCCGACCAGCCGATGCTAAACAGGGTATGATTAGATACAACACCGATTTGGATAGATATGAATCCTGGAACGGTGCTGACGATTATGGTCAACTAACATCAATCGCAGTGAATGCGGTTGTTGCATCTGGTACATCTTTCCCAACTATCGTTCTCGGTCCTGGCGGTGAAGAAACTGCGGCGACTACTGTTGTACATGCTAAAGTAGACACTGCAACTCCAAACGCAGTTGGTACTGGCTACACAGTCAACGATATCTTGACCCTCGACCTTGGAACTGGTACAGAAGCAACTGTAACTGTTACAGCAATTGGTGCTTCTGGTGAAGTATCTACAGTAAGTATCAACTCAGCAGGCGATTATACCGCATTTACAAGTGGCGTTACTGGCATCTCAGTCACTGGTGGAACAGGTACAGGCGCTACATTCGATGTTGATGTTTCTGTTCTTAGCGTAACAATTTCTACTCCAGGTGAAGGATATAACTCTGCTCCCACAGTAACACTTGATGGCACAGGTCTAACACAGACTGGTGTTGCCACGATTGGTGGAACTGGTTCATGGGGCGCACTTGGTGGAACCGATAACCTTGACCAGTTTAATATTTCATCCGATGGTGCTATCACAGTAGATAACTCTGGCACTGCAAACGGAATTCGAATTAACCAGACAGGCAATAGTTCTGCATCAACATCTACTGGTGGTGCTTTGCTTATCAATAACTCTTCAAATACTGGTGCGGGTATCACAGTATACTCAAACGCTGGTTCAGAAGCAAATGGTCACTTGTTACAAGTTCGTGCAAATAATAGCACATTCGATAAACACGGCATCTTCCTAGATTATGCTGGTACTACTTCTGCACTAAACATTATTGCTCGTAGAGGTCAATCAAACACTGTATACAGTGGTGGTAATGCTAACGTAGCAATGAACGTGACTTCATACAACAAAGACATCTCTGCACTATGGATTCGTGGTAATGAAGAGGATTCAGGTACAATTAAGATTACTCACACAGGACAAGGTTCTGGTGGTGTAGCGTCAGATGCCGTTGCGGCAGGTCTTTCTATTGCAATGAACATGTCAGACGACACATTGCTCGGTACCTCAGGTCTTTCTGGAGTAACTAAATCTGCGGCTAAAGGCTTCTTTATTGACTATGGTTTGTCAACTGGTAAGCCATTCCAGATTGTTGGTTACACTGATATTACTGGAACTCCTGTTAAGCGTGAACTATATAATCTTGATAATCAAGGTCGCTTGACACTACCGCTACAACCATTTGCTCGTACATATGCAACTAATACTTCAATCACTGCTGGTTCAGGTTCACTAATAAATTGGGGATTCATTGACAACAACGGTGATACACCATTCACACACAGCAACGGTCAGATTTTCTTACCTACTGATGGATGGTATAATATTAACATCAATGTTATTTCAGCATCATCTACGGCGGGTGATTACCTAGATGTTCGTCTACTAAGAAACACATTAAACTCAAGTGGTGGATTTATTGGAACAGGTCGTGGCTCAACTGGTGGCGGAACACAAGCAGGTGCAAATTTCTCAACTACAGCATTCTTTGCTGGTGGGCAATTCCTTGCTGTTGAATTGTTTGATGGTACTATGAATACCACAAGCACATCAACTCAGCCTTATGTAAACATGTCAATCAACTTGATGGCGTAATATAAATAGTATTGAGAAAAGCAAATAAACAGAATGGAAGATTTCTATGCCAATAGCAAAATTAAGAGTTGATGATAGGATATCTGACTGGTATAATTCGACCAATGATATTATTGACGAAATTAACAACGGTATTGGCGACAGAACACAGTTAGTAACCCAGTCTAAAGTTATTGTATCTGCAATCAACACACTTGGTGGTCCAGACTTTTGGACCGAGCCAAGACTTGCAGATGGTGCAGTTACTACTGAAAAGTTTGGTAACGGTGCAGTAAACACTTATAAGATTGAAAACAATCCTGAATTCAACGGAACATATTCTCGTCTACCTTCTGGTCTAACTTCGGAGAGACCTTATCAAGGTAGCGCAGTATCTTCTGTATTCTATAACGGAGATGCTGGCGAAGAATTTGTTATCACAGGCAACGGCTTTGACCCTGCAGGTGTACAAATTACTCTTGTCGGCACCGATAATTCAGAAGTTTCAGTTAGCAATGTTACTGTTGTCAGTTCTCATATTGTTAAGTTTCTCGTACCACAAACACTAGACCCAACACTAAAACCATACAGCGTAAAACTTGTAAACAACAATATTTCGGGTCAACCCGAAGTTGTTTCTACTGGCGTATTGAACTTTGGTGGTGGTCCTGTTTGGACTTCAAGGGCAGTCATTGGTGATTTTGAAGATTACCAATCACACTTGAAGGGTAATGTTCAGTTCTTCTTAGATGCTCGTGACCCAGACCATAAGCCACTAAATTATTCTCTAGTATCAGGTTCACTACCATCAAATGCTACTATCTTTAATAGTGGTACTGTAAACATTCCAGAGTGTCCTCCACAGTATGTCGCATATAACTCACCAACAGCATTTTCGTTTATTGCAGATGCAGACGATGGTGTTAACCCACCTGTAAACTCTGGCACTTTGCAAATCAATGTTAGACCATCTTCACCTGCATCATTGTTGACTAACAACACAGTGAGAGCATGGTTTAGTGGTGCAAGTTGGAATGCTGGTGTCTGGCAAGACATGACAGGAAATGGATACGATACAATTTCACAAAGAGGTACAGTCTCTTCAGCAACTTGGTCGGGTACAGACACTTGGGGTGTATCAGATTATGATGCGAATAGAAATTTCAAATACATTCAAGGTTCGACTGCCGATGGATTATTTTTTCCACCAGAGATGACACCGAGCGTTGACCAAACTTATTTCATTGTTGCAAGATACACAGACCCAAATGATAATCAAGGTCGTATCTTTCTCACAAAGGGCGCAAATCTAACATTGTCACATTGGGGTGATGCTGGTGGTTCTGGTCGATACCCAGGAAATGCCGGTGCTACTCACTGGAATCATTGGGTGGCTTCAAATGAAGACCGAAATGATTACCTGTATAACCATGAAGAAAACTGGATTATTTGGGCAGGTAATATTAATCACATTTTAACAAACGGTAGAAAAATAAACACAAGAGGCGGTGCCGCAGGTGCAGTTACCCAAATGGGCATTAACGTCAATGATAGTTCATTCGCAGGTGGAACCGAGTTGTCTTCATGGGCTTGTGCAGAATTTATCGTAGTTGATGGTAATCTTTCTGAAGCAGAAATGAGAAACATTTCACATATGCTTGGTTGGAGATATGGTATTCCAATGTCTTCTAAAGTCGGCAATGTCCCTCGTGTAGGTCTAGTACATGCTCCTGCAAACAGAGCATTGGGTGTATGGGAAGATGACTTACCACTCACTATCAACTGGGGGGCAACGACTTGGAGCGTTGCAGGTAATGCAACATACCCTCTACCAGATTGGGCAGATGGAGCGTTGGGCACACTAAATATTAATACAAACCAAGGCGCTCCATCAAATGATGTTGGTATTACTAACCAGTATCTTGTAACTGACAGACCGACTATTATTCGCCTATATAGGCAGAGTGGTTGGAACACAGTGGATGACTTTGGTCATTCTCTGTCTACATATACAAGAAGAACTGACTTAGAAGCAATTTGGACAGGCGCACCATTTGCATCGACAGACCTTGAGATTTATGAAAAATATGTTGAGGCGGGCGTTTATTCATTAGACTGCGATAGTGCGATGTACCAATTCTTTGCTCCTGACCCAGACACCGATGTTGCTTCTAATCAACCAACACTACTAGAGAGTGCAGTAATTTGGTCTAAGCAACCACAATAGGAAAATGGAAGAATAAATGGCAACAGTTAATTACATTGTAACTACACAACAAGGTTTTCTCCACCCAGATGGTCCATCTGGTCCTGGAGTATTGGGTGGCATTTACTTCCTAGATGGTCAAGAGTATGACACGATTAACGCAAACAGAGGTGATACCCTTGTTTTCGATATGTCTGATGCATCTAACGCAGGACATGAATTTAGATTTACAACAGATTCCACTGACGCATATACAGAAAAATATACCCCAGGCGTAAATATTGTAGGGTTTGCAGGTACTCCAGGTTCGAGTGTAAGTATCACTATTCCAAGCGATGCTCCAGATGAACTTTCAGTGTATTGTGTGTCTCACGGTATTCGTATGGGATTCGATATTAATGTATCGGGTACTGGTGGTATTCAAGGCACATACAATTATGCAGTTACAGTAGTTCCTGGCAATCTATATGGTGGCGGGTCTGGTAACGTGTACTTACTTAACGGTGGTAGAGTTTTAGACTTAGATATCACTCGTGGTAATCGTTATGTTTTCGACCAAACAGACGCTTCTAATATTGGACACACACTTCTATTCAGATACGAATCCAATGAGGGAAGCGGACTATTCAACCTAGAATGGACTGCTGGTGTTCGCACAAATGGTGGCTCCGCTGGTGTTGATAGAATTGTCACATTCCAAGTTCCGAAGAATGCTCCAGATGATATGCTATATGTCTGTGATGCTCACGGACAAGGTATGGGTGGTGAACTATCACTCACAGGAATATTCGGTGATACTATTGAAAACCCTGCTGACTTAGTTGAAATTGGTCAGTATAGTAATCCAACAATTACAGATGTAACATTCTCACAACAGTTTTATGATGGTGCGTTGCGCTTTAACCAAACTCTTCACAGATATGAATTTTTCTCAGAAGAAGATGGCTGGGTTCAGACAACATATGCACCTACAGTTACAAGTGTAACGGGTAGCGTTTTTGATGGTGTTATAAACTCTATCGTTATTAACGGTGGCGGTTTTGATGAGAACATGACTGTTCAGATTGTTAGCATTAACGACTTATACACACCACTTACAAATCCTATAACATTTACATATGTAGATGAATACCAACTTAATGCGACTATCGATGCAAGGGCACCATACTCACTACAAGATGGTGTTGGTAATGTATTGGAAGCAATCGCATTTAGATTGACATCAGGAATTACAAACGCAAGAGCCGTTTCTGGTGAAGTTGAAATTGACCGTGACCCAGAGTTTGGACTTGCAACTCTTACAGTTCTTGGACGCTTTAATGTAAATACTCTGAATAATGGCGGTACAACCGATGTTGAAAACCCAGTAATTGTTTCTGCATCTGACCCAGATGATGTGGATGCAGTAGTAACATTTGAAGTTGCTCCAAACACAATGGGTTTTGGTACCAATAGAAACTTAGCATCTGACGGAACGACTGTTGGCGGAAGACCTCTAGGTTCTACTAGTTTAGACCCCAACCCACAGAATTCAAATTTCTCTGTTTTCTTTGAATACCAAGAACCAAATCAAGGTATTTTGAAAGGTGCAGTAAACCCGTGGTCAAATGGTGGTCCGGGTCATCCAGACTACGGGCAAAACTTTGGAACAAGCGTAAGATATCCAGGTGCATTAGAAGCAGACCACGATTTAACTGTTCGTGCAACGTCTTCAACTCCAGATGGTCGTCAAACAACTAAAGATGAAACTTTCAGAATGAAGGTTGTCACAGGTTGGAAGTACATCTCCAATATCTCACATCATTATGTGATGGGGGGTTATATCGGAGCAGAGAGTTGGCGTGTTGTTCATCGCTGTGACGCAAGCACAGATACAACAGTTTCTTTAGGCGTACAACTATCAGCAAATAGTGTAACAACACCAAACGCAAACCGTTCGGGTGCAAGATATTCTTCAGAAGCCGTCAACAGATGGTCAGGTCAGGTTATCATTCTAGGTTCAAACCGTTTTGGTGGAGTTGCAGGTGATGCACAAGACCAAGCAACTGAGAACTACAACATGATAACTGAAACTGCATATGGACTAACAACAAATGTTATGTCAGGAAAGCGTTACGATTGTCAAGGGTTCTCGTATGACCATGCACAAAAGGGTTATGCTCAAGGTGGTTATCACCCAGATGTTGGACTGTTGAATTCAACTGATAAGATAAACTTGGCTACTGCTACAAGAGAAACTGTTATCACAAATCCAGGTGGTTATACCTCAAGTTATGGTGGTGCATCTGTATTTGGTCCAGTATTTGGAACTATGAACCAGGCGGGAAGAAGTACCCAAACACCAGATGGTGGATTCTACTTTGCATTCTCAACAGATACTCCATATGGGGGTAACTTCCAAGACTTGATTAACGAAGGCTTGACGGGTGCTGTTGGTAAAGCACTAACAACATGGCAAGACAGAAACTACTGGTTGGGTTACAATACTGTTGACACAGTTTGGTACGGTGACCAAAGTACAACAACATACGGCATTGCACCTTTTGTTCAGACACTAAATAATGGTGAAGGTAACTGTTCTGGTGGACTTGCTCACGGATATTCTCTAGGTGCATATAATGGTGTACAGAACAACCACGCAGATAGAATTAACTACTCTACAGAAACTTGTGTTCGTGTTTCCTCCGCTGACACGACAGGTAACACAGGAACTTCTTCAGCCGCAGTTGGTTGGGTTGAAAGATAACTTATAAATAGATGAAAGAACACACAAAGGATAGATAAAGATGCCAATCACAAATTTAACAAGCACTGACAGGGTTGCCGATTGGCTTGCACGAACCAATGAGATTATTGACGAACTCAATAATGGTGTTGGTAATCGACAGGCTCTATCTACAACAGATAAGACCATTGTTGGTGCGCTTAATGAAATCGCAGGACCAGGAGCAATCGATACATTAAATCTTGCCGATGGTTCTGTAACAACCCCTAAGATTGCTGACGGCGCAGTAACTACTGCTAAGATTGTAGACGATATCGTTCTACCAGGAACTGGATGGACTAAACTACCATCGGGCACAACTGCACAAAGACCAGCAGGTGCGCAAGAGGGTTATATTCGATACAACACAGACTTCAATCACTACGAACAATATACAGATATTGGATGGGTACTCATTGTCGGTGCGCCAATCGCACTATCTGGCACAGGTACTATTACAGAAAGTATTAACTCACAGGTTACATTAACTGGTAGTGGATTTACAGAAGACATGAGAATTTTTGCTGTTAATCCAGACAACAACAATGTAGAAATTGTTGAGATGGTTAACGTAAACTTTATTTCATTTACTACTGTTCAGTTTACATATCCTGCGACCGCTAACCCGATTCCCGCAAGTATTGAAAACATAGCATTCAAAGTTTTATCTGGTGCATCCAATTTGAGTAGTATCTCAGACTTTTCAATCTCAGTTGGGCGTGGTCCTACATTTGCAACCCAATCGGGTGCGGTGATTGCTGAATTTCAACTGAACGGATAAGGGCTTAAATAATGGCTGTCACATTTATTACAGGTAAGAATAAACCAATCAATGCGTATGATGTTGACAATACGCAGATTACTTATTCTATTGTAAGTCAGCCTGGTTCTGACATCACTGATTTTAATAACTCTGCCACTTCAGTTTCACTGGATACTAGCACTGCAATTACTGGTGTTTCGAAAGCAATCTCAGTTTGGGCGCTACAGTCTGCCAGTGCATCTCCAATTGTCATAAGTAATATTTCACTTGTAGAAGATGGTGTTGGTACAGAACTATTGACCGATTCCGCATTAGAAGATATTACGAATTGGACTACTGCTGGTAGTGTAACTGACAATAACGATGGTACTTTCACTTCAGATGGTACTTCTGTTAATTCACAGATTGCTCAGGATATTGCATTAACTGCAAACAGAAAATACAAACTAAGTGTAACTGCAAGTATTCCTGTTAATACAACAATGAGACTTGAGACATACCATTTTGATGCTACAAATGTCGGTGCAGATGGTGTATACTCACAACAAACTTTTGTAGATTTTTCAGGTTCAGGTTCTGGTGAACTAACATACGATTTTGAATTCTTTCCTATGGAATCAACTCGTGTTAGTTCTGGTTCTACTGTAGCAAGAGCATTAAACGGTGGACCAGGTTCAGCGGACTATGGCACAAACAATAGTGCAAGTAAAACATATCGTCACATTAATACTTTCGAAAATACATATCCAATAACAATTCGTGCAACTGACCAGGCAGGTGAGATTGCAGAAAGAACTTTTACTGTTAAGGCAACTCTCCCTTGGAGACACATTAGTAACATATCACATGCATTTGTTGCTGGTGGATACTATAATGCCGAAAGTTGGAGAACAGTGAACAGATGTGATGTTAATACTGATACAACTATTGACCTAGGTGGTCTAATGGCTAACAACGGTGTAACAACACCAAACGCAAACCGTTCAGGTATGAGATATTCGGATTCATCTAATGATAGATGGACAGGTAACGCAATTTGTTACTCAACATACGCATACGATGCAAACAATCACTGTGAAAACTTTAACATGATTACTAGCACAATGTATGGTAATGGTGCAAGACTAAACAATTCAACAAACGCTAACCAAGCATGGGCTGATGATACACGAAGAACTGGATTCTATGGTGGTAACCCTGGTGTTTGGGAAAAATTCAGTCATGTTACTATGAACAGAATTACAGAATTTTCTGGATATCAAAGTTATTCGTATCATGCCGCTTTCATTAACGAAACTGGTGGATATACATATTCTGCAACTGGTGGCAATCAGACAGTAAATGAGCGACATGCTTTCGCTACTGATACAAGAACTACAGGTGCATTTGTGACAAATGCTACATTCCAAGGTGGTACTGGTAACCACACTAAAGCAATCTCTACATATGGATATGGACAAGATGAGGCATGGATTGTTGGTTGGAATATTGTTGCAGACACATGTATTGTAAGACTTTCGACTGGTACCGCAGTCACTGGACCTAATCAAACAATCAATAATGGTGAAGGTAACTGTGCATCAGGACCTGTGGATTCACACGGTTATTCTCTTGGTGGCTATAATGGTTCACCTCAAAACAATCACGCAGATAGGATGAACTATGCGGCATCTACAATCACCCGTGTATCTGCCGCGGATTTAAGACCACACTCAGGCGCATCGTCTGGTGGTAGAATGTGGGCGGAGTTATAAGACATGGCTGTTACTTTCATCACAGGTACTAACAAGGCAATTAACGCATTCGATAAGGATGCGCAATCCGTTACATATACACTAAAAGACCAACCAGGAACTCAGTTTGTTACTGGTAATGCAACCTCGAATGTATCACTCTTAAATTCAACTGTTACAGGTGTGTCTAAACTTGCAGGTGTATTTGCGGTTAATTCTTCAGGTACAATTAACGTCTATAGTGCAAGTTTAACTGATGTTACAAATTCAACAGAATATTACACAAACACCTCTTTTGATAATGGTGTCACAGACTGGATAGCCTCAGGTGACACTGGAACACAAATCACATCGACTTTCGTTGATGGTCAAGGTGACAACTATGTTCAAATGTCTGCAAGTGGTGGACAATACCAAGGTCTTTATCAAGCACCTGCACTTACAGCAAATAGAAAATATCGCTTTACAGTAGATGCTCAAATTCCAATCGGTGCAACTTTAAGACTTGACAGTAGACACTTTGGTGTTAATAATACTGGTGCGCCTCAAGAAGGTTTCTTTAAGGACTTTCAAGGTGATGGTATTCGTAAGACATTAACATTTGATTTTTATCCAACAGATACAGTAACGATTGACCCTGCGGGTTTACCAAATCGTTCTATCAATGGTGGATATGGTTCTGTTGACTATGGTGTAAACAGAACTTCAAGTAATACAGACACAGCACCCAACAGAAGATACCACGACCACCCAGTTAAAGTTGAAGCGGTTGATACAGAAGGTAACACGACAGAAGCAACATTTGTAATTCGTGCAGAACTTCCATGGACACACATTGCAAATCTAACACACGGTTATGTGGCTGGTGGTTATATTGGTACCGAAAGTTGGCGTCACGTTTGTAAAATGGATTATTCAACAGATGCTTCTGTTTCACTAGGTGATAAACTAGCAGGTAATGGGGTAGCAACACCAAACGCAAACCGCTCAGGCGCTCGTTATACAGATGGTTCTACTGATATTTGGACTGGTAACGGTATCTGTTATTCTTCATATGCATATGCAGAAAGTTCTTATACAGAGAACTTCAACATGATTACTGAAACTGCATATGGTGTGAATAACCAACATAATGGTAATCACTATGGGCAACAAGGTGCGTCTGATTATGAAAGACGTATGGGATATTCTCATGCGGGTTCATTGAACGATACATCAACTGGTACTTCTCAATGTGAAAAGTTCAATATGTCTACAACAACTCGTGTTGGTGATATTGGACAAGCAACTGCATGGGTTTATCATGGTGGTGGTTTCACACAGACCCATATGTATTTTGCACAAGCAGGTTCTGGTACAACAGACTACTATGATTTTGCAACTGAAAGTAGGCGAGGTAATGGTTGGACAAACAATACTGAGTTTACTGGTGGTACTTCACACACGAAAGCAATTTCTATGTGGGACAACAGAGGCTGGTTCATTGGTTGGAACACTGTTGTGAACACATATATAATCAACTTCACCACTGGTGTTATGACCCGTGCTGGTGACCAAACAACAAACAACGGCGAAGCAAACTGTCTGACTGCTATGAACCATGGTTATACTTGTGGAGCCTACAATGGCACACAGAACAACCACTCAGATAGGTTTAACTTTTCTAACGGAACAGTAGCGAGAAATGCCGCTGGAGATAACAAAGGCTCACCAGGCGCATCATCGGGTGTTGCAATGTGGGCTGAATTATAGTATATAAATAATTATACTACTTGAATTACTTTATGAGGAGCGAACTAAAATATGCCTGACTTTAACAAACAATATGATGTAACTATTCACGACCTGTACTTAGAAGATAATCAGGGTGAAAATAGATACAACAAACGTGACTTGTTTATGAAAACAAATGATTCCATGCCAATGGATAGACTACAGGTACGGTCATTTGTTGTTCAACAAGCACTTACACCATACAAGCAAATTCAGCAATGTATGATGGAAATTGATGGTCGTAAGGCTGGACTTAAAGAACACGAATTTGTAATGCGTGAACTTGATGCAGATATGGCAATCTACAAAGAGAAGATTGAGAAAGCACCAGAGGGTCCTCAGAGAGAGAAGTACCAAGTTAAACTTGAGCGTGTGCAGTACAACTATGAACGTAAGAAGTTGTCTCGTAAACGCATGGAAGTTGAAATTGGTTATCTACTTGAGATGTATCAAGAACTGACAAACGTGTTGAGTTTCGAAGAAATGGATTCTCGCCGTGATGAACTTGAACTTGAGTATTGGGAAACTCGTATGTCTAAACAGGCAGGTGTTGACCTTCTTTCACATGGCGTAATTGGCGTAGGCAATATGCTTTCTATTATGGATATGCCTAAAGAGACTATGGAAAGAACATTAGCATTGACTGTTAATGTTGCTGAGAAAATGAAAAACGAACTACCAGATGGAGTTGGTAAGAAACTATTCTCGCTTGGTCAAACAGAAATGAAACGGGAACTTGAACTAGAACTCAGTAAAGAAGACTTTCTGAAACTAGCACAAGAAAAAAATGACACTTTCTTAGATACTCCTATTATAAATAGTGAGAAAGAGAAGGTGCCTGAGGGTGCCAAAGACACCGAAAAGGAATAAACTTAAATGGCTACAAGATACATTTTCTATCGTAAACCGAGTTTCACTCATCTCCCAGATTTATGGGCGGTGACTGAATTTGGTGGTACGGACGGCTGGTTCACTGGTAAGATTGATGACGAATGGTTCGTCAAAATGGAAGTCAGTGTTTTTGATAAATATCAAATTCAGGAAATCCCAAAGGGCGTTGCTCACGCAGTACCGTTCTCGCAGATTATTCCCTACCCAGAATTGGTAGAAAGTGGCAATTGGCGTAAGTCAATCTACGAAGGTGAAGTCGTTCACAACTATGATGATGACGGAAACTATGTGGATTCATACTGGAAAGCCGCAGACAAAACTCTTATTTGGTCAACAGACGACAACGGAAACTTCACACCAAAATACGAAGGTAAATATACACTAGACGCTGAAGATATTCAAAACGCTATTGCTTGTATGAAGTTGTTTAAGAAAGCAAGACTAAAAGAAAGAATGGAAAAAGAATGGTTGCTACTATGGCAGTCTAAGTCTCCACTTGAAAAAGAGACATGGGCTGAACAAGCAAGACAAGCAACACTCTATCGTCAGACTGAAAACTCTGGTGATGCTCCTCTAATCTACTCTATTGCAGAAGCAAGAGGTAGAACTTTCGCACAACAAATCGATAAAGTAGAAGAAAAGATTGAAGAGTGGAATCAGAAGATTGTAGACGTTCTAGGTCCATTCCAAAGAAGAATTGATTACATTGATGCCGCAACAACATTTGAAGAAGTTTACAACTTTGAGAATGAAGGTGCAAGCGCATTCAACGGAGCCGCAGTGATTGCTACTCCACCGAGTGACTACTAAGACTAAGTAAAATCTAATAGATACTAATATACATTAATATCAACACCTAGATAATAACACACTTGTCAAGGGATGTCAAGGGCTTTTTTGGACTTGACATCCTTTTTCTTTTGTGGTATAATGATATAAAATTGAAACCATGTGAGGTGAACTTTGTATTTCCTAGAATACACGCACGAACTTGTCAAGTATCAGTCTAATGAGCCTTTGAATCCAATGGCTCCAAATTGGACGCTACCTTTGATGCAGTCTCAAGTACACGATACTGAAGATTGGCACAGAGACTTGAGAGAGTACGCAGAAAACATCCCAAATCCCGATTACTTCAAAAAAGACACTATCAACTTAGAGTTTGATGGCTGGTCGACTGAAGAAACTAATCGCATTCCCGAATACAACTTTTTGAGTACAGACAACTTTGCTGTCGCAGAGTTTCGTAACTTCATTCGTTCTTCACATGACATTTACTGCAAAGCACTAGGTATTGTTTTGACAGATGAGATGAGAGAACATCTAAGAATTCAGTGTTGGGTGAACATACTTCCACCAGGTGAGAGTATCAAACCTCACAACCACTATTGTGGCGCAAACTCATGGATTTCAGGCAACTATAGTCTTACAGCAAACAAAGACACATATACTGCATACTATGCACCGAGCCATGAAGTCAGAGTACAGAACAACCCAGGAATGCTTATTCAGTTTCCATCACACGTTGCTCACTACACCAATACATATAAGGGCAATGATAAAAGAATTACTATTGCGTATGATATATTCTTTGACAAACTCAGTCAGTGGTCAGGAGAATATGAAGCCTTGAAGGAGATGAAACTTTATGCATAAAGTGAGTGATAATGTTTATTCAATTTTCCCATGCACATTACTACACAAGAAAATTGGAAATCAAAACTTAAATGAAGACTTGATGAATGTTGTTGATAGAATTGCAGACGCTGGTGACAACGTAGCAAACAAAGAAGGTGACTGGGTAGGTGGAAACTCTTCATATGGTTCTACGCAATCATCACACAATGTATTCTTATCTCAACCTGACGAATGTGTTCAAGAACTCAAAAGTAGAATTGACAACAGTATAGAAGAGTTTCTTAGTGCAGAACTGAAGTCAGTTGAGAATATGCAACAGAGAGCCGCTAACAAAAACAACATTGAAATTTCAGATGTTAAATATGAATGGTACGGTTGGACAGTTCGAATGGAAGGACCAGATTGGAACGGTCTGCACATTCATCCCCAAACAAATTATTCTGGCGTTTACTATATAAATGTACCAGAACTACCTTACCCAGAGGGGTGTATTCAGTTTGTAAATCCTCATCCGATTGCAACTGCATATGGTAATGGGCAACCAGCGGGTGACTTCTACCCGACAAAAAGTGGAGACTTAATTATCTTTCCGTCATGGATGTCGCATTTAGTGATGCCTTATAGAGGGACCGATGAGAAGCGATATTGTTTAGCATTCAATGTCGTTGTTGAAAAATATTGGAGTGAAAAATGAAATTTGAAAAAGCAAGTAACGACCTGACTAGAACTAAAAATCTGGATGTCTCAAACTTAGAAACTATTACAGACTGGATTCGATTTGCGACTACTGCACTTTCGAATTACAATGTCTCATATCATCATATTGCTGATGGTGCGCATGAAGAAGCGGTTCAACTGTGTCTAATGTGTATTGGATTGTCCAATGTTCCTGAGCAATGGGTGAATGCCCGACTTACACAAACAGAGATGAACAATCTGAAAGCCGCTATTGAAAGACGTTGCTTTGAACATGTTCCTGCATCATATATCACAAATAAAACTATTTTTGCTGATATCCCATTTTATGTTGATGAGCGAGTTATTATTCCACGTTCACCAATTCAACAACTTATCCGAGACAATTTCAGCAATGTACTGAAAAACAAACCGAAGCGTGTACTAGATTTGTGTGCGGGTTCTGGTTGTATTGGTATTGCTATGGCATTGAGAATGGAATCTATCGAAGAGGTTGTTCTCGGCGAATTGTCAGATGATGCTATCGAAGTTGCAAAGAGAAATATTGAGTTATTCGGGTTGCAAGATAAAGTTAAAATTGTCAAAACAGATATGTTTGAAAACATTGAAGGTGAGTTTGACTTGATTGTTACAAATCCTCCTTATGTCACTGACGAAGAGTGGGAAAAACAGCCCGCAGAGACGCAATGTGAGCCACACATGGCACTTGTATCTAAAGATGAGGGAATGTATCATATTCGTGAAATTATGAACAACTCAGCCAATCATCTAACTGAAAGCGGTGTACTTCTATGCGAAGTTATGGATAGAAAGCCACAAGTTATTGCAGAATTTGGTGATAGAGTTAAGTTGAAATGGCTTGACTTGACAGGACATCCTGCATTCCAGTTTAATATTTTTGGTACAAACAAAGGTGAATTGAAGAATGTCTGAAAAGTTTGTTGATGCGATTGAGCCTAAACTTTTTTTCCCTACAGTAATCAGAGAGTTTCAACTCAATGGTTATGAAAAGGAGAATGATGAACTTCTCAGTGTTATACTTGAGAAAGAGGCTCGTTCACGCCCAACATACGATACGAATAGTAGCAACTGGCAGACAGATGACTTTCTTCATAGAGAGCCAGAGTTTGCTTGGTTGTGTGAAGCCGCAGTGAAGTTAGGGAAAGAGTATGTAGAATTCATGCAATATGTGTATGATGATATTGTACTACATGAGATGTGGGCTAACGTCTATCGCAGAGAAGAAGACTTACACCTACACTCGCACCCAAACAGTTTTTTGTCTGGTGTGTATTATATGACTGATGAAAATTCAGAGATTGAATTTCAAGACCCAAGAACTGACACTCGTTCAGTGATAATGCCAGCACAATTCAATAGTTACTTCAATGCATTTACTATGCCAATCAAGCCTAAGAAGGGTATGTTTATTTTCTTCCCATCTTGGTTGAAACATTCTGTTGTTCCTCAGCCCGCAGGGTTTCGTGTATCTATCGCTTTCAATCTAATGTTAGAAGGGAAGATTGGTAGTAGAATGGACAAGACGGGTTCTGAATTACCCAAGAATGAAAATGCTTATCGACCAGAAAGAGACTTTGATAATGACTTACTCTGATGATTATGTAACTGTCGTTGATGATGTGTGCGACCCTAATGTTATTCAAGCAATTAAGGTACAGTACAACAATAATCTAAATGCATTTTATGCTGACGATAAAGATTGGGGTAACTCTAAATTACAGAAGCACCCAGGTCTTAGAGGGCGACAGATTATTGCAGGTAAACATAAAGAAGCAGATTATCCTTCTGGTCACATAATCGATAAACTAATTCATGCAGTTTTAGAACAGATAGATTTTGAATGGGGTTGGGTTCGTGTTGATGAACGCTTGTATACCCCAGGTTCAGAAATGTCTTGGCATTGTGATGGCGCACACTTAGCAGGTGCGGCGACACTTTACTTAAACGACTACTGGCACACAGATTGGGGTGGAGAATTCATATATGCTAAAAAGAATTTAGAAGTACACCCACAATGGCAACCTTTCATGCTGGAGACAGATGACTATGCAAACGAGGTTGCAATCAATAATGAACTGGGTTGTGTTTATCCCAAGTTCAACCGTCTTGTCATTACGAACGGCGATGTAATGCACAAGATTAACAGAATTGATGAACGTGCAAAGGCGAGATATGCTTTGCAGTTCCATTTTCATTATGAAACGGAGATGATTGCTACTAAAGCATCATCATTTTTAGACGATTAAGAAGGAGTATAAACCTTGGAAAATATAGACTTGCTGTACAAGGGGCAAGAATACCTTCTGTTTATTGTATTCATTATGATGACCGCCGGGTTGATTAAAGAAAACAATTTGTTTGCAAGCGCATATGCTTACATTCAAAAAGTGTTCAAATCGAAACGTGTCATTGTCGCACTAATGTCTGCATTTACAGGTATTCTCCCCATTTCGGGTCGAGTAACAGTTTCGGCTGGTATGCTTGATACACTTGCACCACCAAAAGGTGAAAAGGGAAGAGAGAAATTCGGTATCATCGATTATCTTTCAACTCATCACTATTATGTCTGGTCACCGCTAGAGAAGACAATTCTTGTCCCTATGGCGGCACTGGGAATTGGGTATGGTGCTGTTCTGTTTCATCTTCTACCTCTACTGGTAGTTTCTCTTGCACTTGTAATTGCATACATTGCTTTTGCAGTCAGTGAAGATGATATCGAACTGAATGTTTCAAATGAACACTTCAAAGTATCAAATATCATTCGTAACGTAATACCTTTTCTGATTGCGATTGCTGTGGCTATTGCTGGAATCAATCCAGTTATCGTATTTGGTATGCTGACACTTTACTATATGATTTTGACTTTGACATGGGACTGGAACAAGTTGCTCGGTTTCGTTGACTTCAAACTTTTAGCGTGGGTTGCATTGATTATCATTGTAGCAAACGTAACAAGAGAAAACACAGACGCTATTAAAGCATATCTGGAGAATAGTCCATTTGATATCACCACTACATGGGGTTTTATTTCAATTAGTGCTATATCTTTAGGTTCTGCATTTTTGTTTGGCTCAAGTGGTCGCTTTGCGGCAATCACCACAATTCTCACACTTGTTTATGGTGTTGAGTATTTTGTTTGGTTCTTTGCACTTGATTTTATCGGGTATCTTATCTCTCCTATGCACAAATGCATGGCGATTGGTAAATTATATTTCGATACGCCGTGGTCTAAATACTTTAGCGCACTGGGTGTTTGGTCACTGCTACTGCTTATTGCAGGTGGAGCAACCTTACTAATTTAACATGTTGTGTTAATTTTGTAAGGATAAAATCTAAGCCCTCAGCGCATTATAAATAGATGTGTTGGGGGCTTTTTATATGGCTGTTGTAGCAAAACATAGTGAAACTAAAAGACGTATAGATATTTGTGAGAAATGTGAAAAACTGTGGGCAACTTTCAAAGTATGCTCTGTTTGCAAATGCCCGATTAAAACTAAGACGCAACTTCAGGCGTCAACATGTCCTATAGGAAAATGGTAAAATGGCTGGACCTACTACAAGAACAGAATTAAAGGATTATTGTTTACGCCGTCTAGGAAACCCTGTTATTCAAATCAATGTTGATGCAACTCAACTTGAAGACAGATTAGACGATGCGCTACAATACTTCCAAGAATATCACAGTGATGCCGTGAAGCGACACTACGTCAAACACGAAGTCACTCAAACTGATATCAATAACAAGTATATTACACTAACAGATGATTTGACCAGTGTTATTCGTGTTTTCAATATGACGAATAACTCAAACGGTGCAGACATGTTTGATGTAAGTTATCAATTACACTTGAACGACTTCTTTGATTTTAGAAGGGCGCAAGATGTTTCTACATTCGCAACATACCAACAACATCTTTCGATGATTGATGATATGTTCAATAATACCCATCAAATCAGATACGCAAGACATGAAGATAGATTGTATATCGATATGGATTGGGATGAGAAAACAACAGTGGGTGATTACATAATTGTTGAAGCATATGCTATTATCGACCCACAACAACATTCTCAAGTATACAATGACCGCTTCTTAAAAGAATATGCAACTGCATTGTTCAAAGAGCAATGGGGTATGAACATTTCCAAGTATGATGGAATTCAACTACCTGGTGGTGTCACAATGAACGGTCAGCAAATTCTACAGTCTGCACAAGAAGAAATTCAAAGACTAGAAGAAGAGATGCAATTAAGGCATGAGTTGCCAGTCGATTTTTACACAGGATAAGAGTAGATGGCAACTAATCAATACTTCAATTTTTACAATCAAGCGGCAGAACAAAGTCTAACGAATGACCTTGTTGTGGAAAGTATTCAAATATACGGACATGATGTTAGATACATTCCAAGAAACTCTGGTCGCATTGATGATATCTTCAACGAAACCCGTAACAACACATACGATGATGCATATGAAGTAGAAATGTATCTTCAAAATGTTGAGGGCTTCGAAGGTGATGGTGACTTGTTGTCAAAATTTGGAGTTGAAGTTAGAGACACCATGAACTTGATTTGTTCAGTAACACGTTGGCAAACTGAAGTTGGAACTCCTGAAGGAATGACCCAACCAGAAGAAGGTGATTTGATTTACCTGCCAATGACTGACCATCTTTTAGAGATTAAGTTTGTTGAAGACGAAGAAGTTTTCTATCAACTAGGTAAAACATACATCTACACGTTCCGTTGCGAATTCTTTGAATATGGACAAGAAGAATTCAACACAGGTATTGCAGATATTGATGACGTACAGACGCTAAACGAATACACTATCGACTTGACACTAAACTCAGGCACAGGCGACTTCATTGTTGGAGAAAGCATCTGGCAAGGTGTATCTCAAGGTTCTGCAACTGCAACTGCCGAAGTCCGTTCTTGGAACAATGCAACACAATTACTCAGAGTAGCAAATATTTCTGGTTCATTCAATACGACTTTAGATGTTAACGGTGTTACATCTGGCGCAGTATGGCCTGTTGGTACAAAGAACGAACTCGTAATGGTCAACAATGCCGAAGCAGATAACCAAGAAATTCAGACTGAAGCAGGTGGCTTTATTGACTTCTCAGAGAACAACCCATTCAGTGAGAACTTCTAATGCTAGGACATACTTTTTATCATAAGACAATTAGAAAAATGGTTGTGCTATTCGGCACAATGTTTAATGACATTAACGTAAGACGTTTTGATGCTCAAGGTGTCGAAATAAAAAGGTTTAAGGTTCCAATCTCATACGCACCAAAAGAGAAAACTCTTGCTCGTGTAGAAGCGGGTGGTATTCGTGGAACTCAACAAGCAATTTCTCTACCAGTAATGTCTTTTGAGATGACTGGTCTGGGTTATGACGCAGAGAGAAAAGTATCTAATAATCAGAAGATTGTTGCGCCGATTAATGGCTCTACAAAACAATCGATGTATGCACCGACACCGTACATCTTTAATTTTTCTTTGTACATATATACTCAGAACGCAGAAGATGCTACACAAATTTTAGAGCAGATTTTACCATACTTTAGACCACACTTCAATGTGACTATTCAGGAACTCGAAGATGTTCCAGACTTGAAGAGAGATATTCCAATCAAGTTGGAGAGCATTCAAACTGAAGATACATATGAAGGAAGTTTCGAAGAAAGACGGGCGCTAATATACTCACTCGATTTTTCTTTGGAAGGTAATATTTACGGGAAAGTTTCTGAGGGAGGTATTATTACCTCTGCATTTATCGATATCAACAACACACCAGACTTTGATATTGATGGTAATTTAGTTTATGTTGATGCTGTTGTCACGCCCACTGGCGCACAACCTAGCGATGCTAACTATGAAGAAGAGGTGAAAATAAGTGAGGCACCATTTGATGGAACAGAAAGACCATAAGACTGATATCTTATCTGAAGTTCTCAATACAGAGTATATCGAAGCGGAAACATATGAAGTAGTTGAGGCTGAAGCAGAAAAAAATCTTGCTGTCCTTGCGTCTGACGATGCAACAGACGAAGACTTTGAATATGCTCGTACAAATTTAATGTCAATGATTGAAAAGGGTAATCTTGCAATCGATGGCATCTTGCAACTTGCAAGAGAGAGCGAAAGCCCACGAACATACGAAGTAGCGGCTGGTCTGATTAAGACGATGACTGAAGCCAATAAAGACTTGCTGAATTTACGCAAGCAGAAAAAAGAATTACAAAAAGACGATGCTCCAAAGCAGAAC